TCCCGTCAATCCCGTGTTACTGTCATAGACGTTGCCCTCGGGCGACCACCAAAACACCGGAAACCACAATGCCTTTCCTTTCCAAGCAAGCCTCTGCTGCTGTTACGTCCAACAGCACCGGCGGCGGTTACCTCAGCCTCAGCAAGCTCCCCGACGGCGGCTCCGTACGGTTCGCCCTCCTTACCGACGAACCCCTGGAGTTCTACGAGTGCTGGGGCCAAGCCAACGGCGCATCCAAGCCTTTCCGCTTCGACTACGAGCCCACCATCGAGGACGTGACGACTGAGATGGGCGACTTCGAGCCCCGCGAAGGCCGCGGCGGCCCTGGCACCGCCGACGTGAAGTTTGCCATCGCCTGCCCGGTCTACAACTACGAGTCCGGCAAAGTCCAAGTTCTGCAGATCACCCAGAAGTCCATCCTGAAGGAAATCGACCAGATCTCCCAGATGGAGGACTACGAAAACCTGCTGGAGTGGGACTTCACGATCAGCAAGAAGGGCAGCGGCCTGCTCACCGAGTACACCGTCCGCCCGGTGCCCCGCAAGAAGGGCAGCCAAGAGCACGTCGATGCCGCTTGGCTGGAAGCCAAGGCCGAGGGCTTCGACATCAGCCGACTTCTTACGGGAGGTAATCCCTTCAAGGCCGCTTGAAGTGCGGTTTCCGTTTCAGCAGGACGGACAAGAACCCGTCCTGCTTTGCTGCCCTAGGTGCAATGCCCGCGATCAAAAAGTTACGGGCTTGCATTTGGTGGACATAGAACCGGGAAACGGTGAGGAAGTTTATCCGTCTGTGGATTTCAGTCCTTCCGCGTGCAGCTCTTCAGGTAACTGGATGAGCGAACTTCAAGCAGTTGGCATTGCTGTCGAATGTTTGGCGTGCAAACGTGCCCACGTTTTTCAGTTACGACCGGGCGAAAAGCACGGGGTCTATGCCTACGTGTTTAAGGATTCCAGCGACGACTAAAAAACTTTGCCCCGCCATTGCGCGGGGCTTTTTACTGGTATTATTAGATTGGGAAAGAATAACTTCATGGCCTCCAACACCCAAGACACGCTGGCAGGACTGCGTAAATGGCGACTGGAGCAAGATAATTCAGGCCCCTTTCGGGTCTACCGGGACATCAAAGGTAATGTATACCATAGTGTTACACACATCCTGAAGGAGACGAGCGACAAAACCGGCCTGGAGCGCTGGGAAGCCCGCCTGGGACCGGTGGAGGCAAGCTGCCAGCGCAATGTTGCCGCCACCCGAGGCAACATGGCCCACAGTCAGGCGGAATATCTCCTCAAAACGTCTCAGCAGCTGGCACGCTCCACTGCAAACAAGCGCAACGCCATCCGCTGGGACGATCAGGGACTAGCCCGGATTCCCTCGCCAATCACGCAGTGGGCATTGAAGAGGGTCCGCCCCAACGTTCCCCGCGTTGGCTGGAGCGCCTCCGGCTACGCCCGCAGCTTGTCCGACTGGATCGCCGAGAACGTCACCGAAATTTTCGCCAGCGAATTTTCCATCCACCACCCGGCAGGTTTTGCTGGAACGGCAGACGCCCTGCTGGGATTCAAGAACAACTCCATCGTGGTTGCCGACTGGAAAACCAGCGTCGGGCGCAAAACTAAAAAAGATGAAGAGGGCCTGGAACGCTTGCCCCCAGGTCATTCATACATCGACCAGTGTGGGGCTTACAGCCTCGGCCTAAAACACCTGACCGGACTGGAACCGACTGGAGCTGTGATCGTTCTAGCCCGCCGCTGTGGAGCGCCAAACATTCACTGGATGACCCCCGAAGAACTGCAGCAGGCTGAGAAGTCATTCATGACCAGGGTGGAACAGTATTACTCCGCTCTCCAGAATCCCATTCAAGTCTCAGCCTGAGACGCCATTCATGGATTTACCGCTGGGCATCACATGCCATTCATGCCGCTGGTACGTTTCTGACACCTGCCGGCGCCATTCACCAGACCATTCAGGGTGGCCATTCACTACACCCGATGCCTGGTGCGGTGACTGGGAGAGGCGCTGGGACAAGGTGCCCTGCCCCGGGGCAGAGTGACCCTGCCCCTGGCGTGTGGCTTGCTACTGGGGCGTCTCAGGTGGTGTCTCGTCAGTCTCACTGCGAGACGGTGAGAAGCCCCCACCGGATGGCAGGGACTGGGACGTGCTCACCCCTGCGGGGCTCGCACCTTGCGGGGCTTGCTGATACCGGCATCGCTGCGCCGCTTGCGGCTGGCTCCTTTGCTGGAGCGGGTGCGGTTGGCTGGGGCCTTGGCGGGCTGATCGGTGCGCGGAAAAATACCCGTAGCCTGTGGAAAAAGTTCCGGGGGTATGTCAGCGCCGCCGTTGCAACGCTGACAGGCCCGCCAGTAGGGCACCAGTTCCCGCCACAGCTGGAGCGGGCCCTCTTTACCGTGGGCAGCCTGCAGGGCCAGCAGATCGGCCCAATCCGAAGCGGCCAGCCTGGAGCGTTCAACCGCCCACCGCAGATCCCGGAGCTGGCGTTTCTCTAGGCGCAGCTGTTCGCGCTCCAGCTCTCGGGCATCTAGGGCCAGCTGCTTACGCTCCCTGGTGGTGTTCCAGTCTCCGCCGCTCACGGCTCCCTCCGGTCGCCGTTCGCAAGCGAGACCATCAGCACAGGGCAGCCGCTGGCGCTGCACATGCCGCAATCGGTCACATGCAGCAGGCCACGGGCCTCAAGCGAGCGGGCGATCCTGATTGTCTTGCTGTCCGGGTGGATCGTATGACGTCCGGGGTGGCGCTGACAGAAGGCCAGCATGTTCCGCTGGAGCGGCCCGAGGGGTCGGTTCATTGGGGAGCCTCCTAGGTTAGGTTGAGGGCTTCGCTTAATACAGTATCAGCAGCCCGGCGGTTTGCCAAGGCTGGCAGGTGTGATACAGTACGGGGGCACTTCGGCAAGCCCTGCCATGGCATACCAAACCCCGCGCCTACGGCCCGAACGGTTCCTAGGTCTCAGCTGGGACCAAATCACCACGCAGCTTCGAGGGCTGGAACGCCAGCAAGCCCTGGCAGTGTGGCAGTGGGCGGCCCCCCGGTTCAGCAGCCACGGCACCGCACAAGCTGCCCACTGGAACCGTTACGGGGCCGGCAAAACTTACCGCCGGATTGATGCAGTCCGCTGCTGGCTGGGGCTGGCACCCTACCGCGAGGGCTGAACCATGCAGACTCAACCCTGGACCCCCTGGTTCGATCTCAACCATTGCGGCGGCCGCGAATCCTGCCGCCAGCTTCCCGCCGAATGTGTGGCGGACTGCTCCGGCCCCGGCCCTGCTGATGATACGGTGGCTTTCTGGCTGGAGCGCCTGCAGTTTGACGGCCCCCCGTGGCTATTCCGCCAACATCTGCGGGAGTTTGGCGCCTGGGATGCTGCAGACCTGGCGGATCACAACGCCAACCGCGCCCGCGTGCTCTGGATCTGGGCCTGTGACTGCCGCGAGGATCCGGGCGCCCATGATTTTCTGTGGCTTGGCACTTGACGCCGGGCCGCTAGCGGTTCTACTATTGCACAAGAGCAAACCCTACCAAGGCTCACCCATGACAAAGTTTCGAGTGTTTCACCGTACCTGGTGGCAAGCCAACCCCGGCTGGCCCGACGGCCGCGAACCTGGCGTAGGCCCCCGCCATCACATCGCCTACGCCTGGAGCGAGGAGGAGGCCCGCGACCTCTGCCGCAGCTGGAATCAGGCCCACGATCCCGGCTTGCTCAGCGATAAAGCCGAATTCGAGGAGGTCTGAGCGGTGCTGTGGAATGTAGAGTTGACCGATACCTTCGGCGGCCAGGCCAATTACAGCTGGGTGCGCCGCGAGAGCTTCGAGCTACCCACTAGTGCATCCGACCGGCGGATCATCACCGCAGCCAAGGCAGCCCTGGGGCTGACTGGCCAGCGGTGCCGGCGGTTTGATTGTGGCGAGGGTTTCGAGCTGCGGCCCGTAGGATCCTGCACCGTTGCGTTCGTGCTGCCCTCCTATTGACTGGCACCCCCACCGATCACCGGCCCGGCCACTGTGCTGGGTCTTTTTCGCGGCGCTCGCTTCGCTCGCTTGCGAAACGTGATAGCAGGGCCGCTTATCATTGGCGCAGATAGTTTGTGACTGTAACCGTGGCGGATTGTGACGGCCAGGAAGTAACCGAACCGCGAACCGTCGCCAACGACGAGAGCAAGCGGTGGCGTGGCGGCAAGGGCTCCAGCGTCCGCGTGGAAGAACGGGCCAACTGGTGCTACGCGGAGATTCTGAACGGTGGCACACGTCGGCAGATCACCCAGAAGCTGGCAGATCGCTTCAATGTGTCTCAAAGAACAGCGGACGAAGACTACAGCCGCGCGACCGAACTGCTAAAGACCGAGCAAATCGCCACCAGATCCGAACTCCTGAACCAAATTCAGGCGCTTAGGCTCTCGGCCTGCCGTAAAGCGATGGCCAAAGGCCAGCTGCAGACTGTGGCGATGCTGCTCAAAGACATGGGCGCTGTCATCGGCGAAGCTGCACCAGAACAGCAAGCCGCCGCGGCCCCCGTGCTGCGCGTGGAGATCGACGACAAGCGCAACGCAGAGTCTTAGGCTGAGACCCAGCTCCTTAGGTTGAGACAGTAGACAGCTGCAGAACCGGCAGCCACTGCCCTGGCGCGGGCTGCTGCTGTCTTTATACTGTGCAAGACAACAACGGACGCCGACCCATGGCCCACCTAATCCGCCCCATCGTTTTCGTACCTTTGATGGTCGCCACCTTTGCGTGGGGCCTGACGCATCCCCCAGCATCTGAGCTGCTGGCACGCTGCGAGGCTACGGGCGCCCACCCCGAGGAGTGCCGCTTGCGGGTGCTGGGCCGCTGAGCCGCTGCGGCTGTTACAGCTTGTGACAGAACCGGCCCTCCCCCTTGACGGGGGGCAGGGTTCGAGTTCTGGCGAGGTGGGAGTGGGTCCCAGGGAACCTACTGATACATTCGCATTTCCTTCTACTGTGCTAAACTAACCTCTTCTGTACTACATCCCCCATGTTTTTCCTGCCCCTGGTACTCGCCCAAGTCATCCCCCTCACGCAAGTCAATTCAATGTGTCCCGTCGGCTACTACGGCCAGACCGGCTACTGCATCCCCACCAAATCCATCAACTCGCATAACCAGTCCATCAACTCCTCCGGCAACACCTGCCCGGTTGGAACGTACCGCAACAACGGCTATTGCACCGGCTACCGCAACCCTTAGGGGGGCAGGGGTTCAATTCCTGTAATACCCTAGAAGGTACCCGTACCCGAAAAAGTGACCGACACGGCTGGAACCCTCTCGCTCCGCTACGCCCAGGGGCAAGTGTTTTCCAGCCGTAAACGCTTCCGTGTCTTGGTAGCCGGCCGTCGCTTCGGCAAGAGCTACCTCTCCTGCATCGAACTCTTGCGTGGGGCAATCGAACGCCCCGGCGAAACCTTTTTCTACGCCGCCCCCACCTACCGCATGGCGAAAGACATCGCCTGGAAGGTACTAAAAAAACTAGTCCCCAAAGCCTGGATCAAATCCAAAAACGAGACCGACCTGAAAATCGAGCTGGTGAACGGCTCCACCATCGAACTGAAGGGCACTGAAAACGCCATGGCCCTACGAGGCCGCAGTCTGGCTGGCGTGGTGCTCGACGAAGCCGCCTTCATGTCCAGCGACGTCTGGTTCGAGGTCATCCGCCCCGCCCTCGCCGACAAACAAGGCTGGGCATTGTTCATTTCCACGCCCGACGGCACGGCCAGCTGGTTCTACGACCTCTGGTGCTATTGCG